AGTAAAACCTAAAGGCTTTAGAAAAGCAGCAAGCAAAGTCCTTAAGGCTGTAGGTGGTAATGTTACGATTCGTAAAGTTACAGGAAGTGCTTATGACACCGCTACAGGTGCGATGGGAGAGACAACCGCAGATACAACTGTTAAAGGTTTTGTTGAAGGTGTCTCTAAAAGAGAAGTAGGAGAGTTAATAAAAGCAACTGATAAACGGTTAACAATTGCTGCTGCAGATTTGAGTTACACTCCAACGGTTGCAGATCGAGTTGTAATTAGTTCTATCGTTTATCAAATTATTAGGATTGAGACAACAGAACAAGGTAATACTGCTATTAGTTATGAATTAATCCTTAGAAGCTAATGGCGAAAATACAAATCAATTTCAATCAAATAGATGAATATATAGAAGATCAATGCAATAAATTAATTAGAACGGCTGTGATTGAAGCAGATAAAATGGTGAAGCTTGCAACTCCTAGAGATACAGGAAGACTTGTAAATAGTTGGCAAGTTGGAGAGAATCAAGCAACAGGTGGCTATGGTATTGGTCCTGTTTCAATGGCTGCACCACCAATAGATAGAATTGGTTATGCGTTAGAAAAAATAGGAAAGAAATATTCGATTCATACTAATCTGCCTTACTCCGAACCTGTTTTGACAGGAAATAATTTACCTAAAAGTTGGAACGGAAGATGGAGAAGTAAAGGTAATCAATATCAAAAAAATTATATTCCAGTTCAAGTTGCTAAAGATATTCAAGGAATGATTAAAGTTAATGCAGCAAGAATTGGTAAAACAACATGAGCAGTACTTTTAATGATGTCCGTGCAGCGATAGAAAGTCGTATTGCTACAGAGATGGCATTAAATCCTGCATATCCTGTCAGCTATCCAAATGCTCCATTTACTCCACCAAACAACACTCCTTGGATTGCTGTCTCGTTGATTTTTGGAAATAATAATTATGCAACTTTAGAAGCACCTGCTACTGGCAAGTCATTCAACAGACAAACAGGGACTTTAACTATTGATGTTTTTACACCTGCTGGAGTAGGGGCTGGCGCTAATTACACAATTGCAGAACGTATAAAAGATAAATTTGACAGAGCTAAATTCAGTAGTATTATCTTTGACCCTTCTCAAGGTCCAGCTACAATAAGACCAGCTGAGCAAGAAGCGTTCTTTCAAACGCAATTCTCAGCTACATTTGACGCATACTTAGACTAACTTCAATTCAATGGCTGTTACTGTTCTGTCCGGCACTTCAGGTGCTCTTTATTATAAACCTGCGGGAACAACTGGTACGTTCGGGACTGGTGACGTAACCATTGGAACTGAAACTATGGTTGTTCAAGCTTACTTAAATTTAAAAGCAGGCGATCCTGTTAAATTTAAAGTTGTTGATTCTTCTACAGGTGGAGCTGGCACAGGGACTTTACCTGCTGGATTAACTGCTGGAACCACTTATTACGTTAAAACTTATACAGCAAGCACTGGAGCAATGACTGTTTCAGCTACTAATGGAGGTTCTGCTGTAAACCTAACTGATGTAGGAACAGCAGCAGCTCCTAATGAATTTGAGGTTTATTACAACGATTATGCCTCGGTTGGTCAAGTTCAATCTTGGTCTTTTGAAGTGACAAGAAGTGAAATTGACGTAACAACAATTGGTCAAACAGTTGGTCAATACGCACCGTTTAAAACTTACATTTCTGGCTTTGCTGATGGAAATGGAAGTGCAAGTGTTTACGTTACTGATGAAGATGCTGCATTATCTAATCGTTTAGTTGAGGATGTTTTGCAACGTCAGCAAGTGGGAGCAGCGTTTAGGCTTTATCAAGATAAGCAAGGAACAGAAGCATTAAGTAGAAGCATTTCAATGGATGCTGTTTTGCTTTCTGCAAGTTTTACTGTTAATCCAGATGATGCACAAATGGTTGAGGTTGCCTTTAGACCTAACAATGCTCCAACTTTTGACTTAAGCACTTCTTCGTAGTCGGTTTTATACCCTTTGGCCTAGTTGCCGAGGGGTATTTTTATGCGTACAGTTATAAAGCAAACAGAATTATCCTTTATGGCAACCGCCAAAACTAAGTTATCGGCTTTAGATAAATTAAAAAAAGCAGCTAATTTAACACCTATAAAGAAAGAAGTTACTTTGTCAAATGGAGAAGATTTTGAATTTTGGAGTACACCCTTAACAATGGCAGAAAGAGAAAGAGCACAAAAAATTATAAAAGATAAAGAAGATATGAATGCTTTTGCTTTAACTTTATTTGTCCAAAAAGCAACGGATGAAAATGGACAAAGGCTTTTTCAAATAGGTCAGATGGCTGAATTAAAAAACGAAGTAAGAGATTCAGATCTTCAGTTATTAATGCTTGCAGTTATTCAAGATATTGCTGATGATGCAGAGGTCCTAAACACAAAAAAATTAAAGAGCAGCTAAAAAAAGATAATTGGCTGCTATTGCAATTGGGAGTAGCAAAAGAATTAGGCTATACACTTCAAGAATTAGGTAAAAAAATAACGGAAGAAGAATTATTGCTTTGGTCTGTTTATTTTGAAATATTGAATGATGAACAAGAAGCCGCTATAAGAAAGTCACGCTACCGTTAGAATAGAAAAAACAGGCAAAGGTTATGCCAGCAGTTGCAAATGTAGCAATTAATATTGATACCCGTACTGCGGCGGCAAGATTAAAGGCGTTACAAAAACAATTAAACACTACTAATACTGCTTTAAAAGGAACGGCGGCTAGTTCTGCTGCAGCCTCAAAAGGGTTGGCAGGAGTAGGGGCAACAATGGCTAAGATACTTGGTCCTATTATTGCGGTATCAACAGCAGTAAGTACTGTTGCAAATTCATTTAAAGTATTAGGAGAAAGAGAAGCAGACGTTCAATCTTTAGCGACAGGTTTAGGAAATTTAGGTGCTGCTCAAAAAGATTTACAGGCATTAAATAAAGCTGCTGATGAATTGGGTGATGCAACTTTATTTAAACAAGAAGACTTTACTAAAGGTTTTACTTTATTAACTAGCTTTAGGAATATAGGCGTAGATGCTTACAAGTCTGTCGCTGAACAAGCTGCAAATGTAGCACAAGCAAACCAAGTAGATGTAAAAACTTCTTTCATGCAACTAGCAAAAGCATTGCAAGATCCTGAAAGAAATTTATCAGCTTTAAATCGTTCTGGTATTGCTTTTACAAAACAACAAACTGAACAGATCAAAGCTTTAATGCAAACAGGAGAGACGGCTAAAGCACATGCAATGATATTAGGGATAGTAGAGGAAAGTTATAACGGTTTAGCAAGAGCTGCGGGTTCAGGCTTCGCAGGGAAACTTGATGAGTTAGGAGAAAATTTCAGAGATTTGCAAGAAGTTTTAGCAACAGATATGAAACCAGCAATAGCAACTATAGTTGAGGGTTTAGCAGGACTTGTTGATTCTTCTGCTTTTGTTAGTACGTTATCCGTTGCATTTAAAACTTTATTATTTCCTATTAATGCTGTTGTTAAATTAGTTCAAGGAATTGGTGAATCTATAAAAGCAAATATGTCTCCTGCTTCACTTGCTGCAGTATCAAAAGCATGGGAAACAATTGTAGGAATACTTCAAAATGGTTTTAAAGATGGAGAACAATTTTTCCATATTATTGGTCGTATTGTTGGATTATTAGCGACAGCTTTTGTAGCTCCTGTTGAAGCTGTAATAGGAATATTTAAAAAAATTGCTACTTGGTGGACTGATTATATGCAGCCAGAATTAGCGGACACATGGAAAGAAATGGGTGATAATTTAATGAAGAATTTTGGAGCACCTATTACTTGGATAAAAGAAAAATGGACAGGAATGGTAGAACATTTTAAATCTGAAATAACTAAATTCTGGGATAATCTTCCTGAGCCTGTTAAGAACTTTTTTGAATGGATAAAAGGTGCTGCCGATGATGCCGTTCAAACTTTGAAAATAACAGTTACAGGAACAAAACCAAAAGAAATTAAAGATGAAACAACTGTTCCTGATTCTGGAAAAATTGTAAAAGACACACAAGAAGCAATTACATTAGCCGAGGCATTAAAAGGAGCTTGGGATGATGTTAAGACAACTGTTGCTGACGGCGTTCATGGAGCGATTATGGGTTTAATAGATGGCACTAAAACCCTGAAAGAATCGTTGGCGGGAATTGCCAAACAAATAGCAAGTATATTTATGAAAAAAGCTGTTTATAGTCTTTTTGGGCTAGCAGACGGTGGATACGTTTCTAACGGAATTAGACCTTTTGCTGCTGGAGGATATGCAACTAAGCCTACCGTTGGGCTTGTAGGAGAAGCAGGAGAGGATGAATACATAATCCCAGCCTCTAAGATGGCTCAGTCGATGCAACGGTATTCAGCAGGTGCTAGAGGTGAAGCGGTTATCCCTGGCACTGGTTCGTCTTACGCAAGTGGAGGTGCAGGAGGATCTACTACTGTTAATTATTCTGGGCCTATTCTTAATTTTAACTCTGAAGAATTTGTTCCTAAATCTGCTGTAGGTCAAATTATTGCAACTGCTACATCTCAAGGTGCTAAAGCTGGAGAAAATAGAACTTTAACTACACT